TCTATGCCTTGATAAACTTTTATTGGGCGTGCATACACGGGTCGGTTCCTCGGTTTAAGTGTGGGATCAGAGAAGTCCAAAACTTCTATGTTGATTTTTTGAAGATATAAATAACTTGTGATTGTAGGCACTTTTGGTCTCGATCTCTTTAGTATATTTATCGCGGCGCATATGGAAGACAGTTACAAAAAACTCTTAGATCAATACCCGTTTATCAGCTATATAACCTATGGCGGCAACGATTATATTGGTATCATACAGAATTCAGACGAAGTTATTACTACGATCTACGACTATGCGGCTCTGCGCACTTTGGTACAAAAGACAGCATTTTTAGAACTAGCTGATCAATGGTGGTGGGAAAGCAATAGGCTGGTGCCTATCAACGTGTTTTTAAAGCAGGATTGGGTAGAATTTAGAATCTGTTTGAAAACATTCAACAGCAAGGATGTGGAAATAAAACACGGGCCTTATATAAGCCTTAAAGAAATAGCTAATAAACGCAGTAAACGTCGCAGTATTACACTTGTTAGAAAAGTAAGTTAAGATTCACCACAACCAATTGAGCATAGGCAATCGCATGTGCTTTCTTGAAACTATATTCACCGTCGACCTTATCCCAAACAGTAGCTGAAACATCTTTCCACGCACGACCTATTAGGTGTCGTTTACCTGGACGGATCACTGCTAGGAACATAGCTAGTCTAGGTATAGTATCCACAGGCTCTGGCATTTTAAGCAAGGTATCATAGTGATTGTTGACGTGGATTAACTGCGCACATATTGAACTGTCATATAATCGAGTCCAATCAGGCTCCTGCATAAGTTTAACCAAGTGTTCTTCACTCGTAACCTGTTTGTATACATGGACGTTTAGTAAGTCTAGTTTCATATAGCCACGATCTTCTGCTGCTTGATAATCCAAACTAGCCAATCCCGAGAACGGATCCACTGGTATGTCTGTGGCATAAACACCTGTGTTATGTCGAGTCAATTTGCCATCACGAATAATGCCGGCCGGTGTGACATTCAACAAGTTCAACACCTGTTGTCGATCAGCGAAGTCTATGTCGATATCACTTTTAAATTTCATAGGTATTCTGGTGGTTTAAATGTTGGAGGAGGAGTGCCTGGTGCGATTCCTATACTTTCTTCTGATTGCTGTCTACTGTTCTCCATTCGATCTAATTGTTCTCTGATCTGTGTTAGGTCATAGTTGATTAAAGTCATGTCTGTCCTCAGCAACATCAATTCACTTTTTATTCCATCAAATAACTCACGTAATTCATCAGCGATCATAGCTTCGCCTCCTTCAAAATCTGCTTTATCCATTCGGTGTCCGCCACATAATCTTTAAATTTTCGTTGCCAATATTCTGGATCTATCCAAGGAAGAATAAGACCAATTTGATCATCGTTAAGAGCATCAAGAAAATCAACACCGGTATCGCAATTATAAACAATCCAAGGGCTAACCCTACCATTAGCGATGTGATGACACACGCGATTAGGATTGCCAAACCTAAAATAATCACTAAATCCATTTTTAAATTCTCCATGTTCGTCTGCATAATCCTGCATCTCCTTCAGAGCTCGTTCAAGTGCATCTTGGACTGCTTCCTTACGCATATACTGTTTAAGATATTCTAAGTATACCTTTTCATGTGTCCAATGATCAAGTTTTTTATTTTCTTTGATCACCCAGTCAATAAACATCTTAGGATTAACAGCACGTATACCTACCATGTGTCGTCCAAATTTAACAAAGGCACGATAATAAGGACTAGCAATAAAGTCCGTATATGACTTCATTTTTGCTGATCCTTGTGTTAGCTCATAGAATCGCAGGTATGCCTGTAGACCAAACTGTACACCAGTTTCTTTTTCTTCCTGCCAACGTCTTTTTTGTTCACACAAATGTACCGCCAAAGAACTTTCTTTGCGGAAGTCTTTGTCACAATAACGACACTTATAGCTCGGTTTTAATTGACTTGTCATCAAATCCGAGACTGCGTGCCAGGTCTGCAAGTTCTCGTTTGTCATTGATTTTCGCTAGTAGATCTATTTCATCTGTTTTTAAATTTGGATATAACTTAGCCAAAAACTTTTGACTTTTGTTATCTCCCTCTTTTTTCTTTGCAGCTAACCAATAGTGAAACTGTGCGCCCATTGCTGGACTAACTGTGGTACAGGTTAACCATTGTAGTTTAGTATGTTTACTACCTAACTCAAAGAAATGTTTGTTCACACGCTCATTGGTGGCCATTAGATAATAGGCCTGCATGTCTTTGTTACCATTGACGTTAGCACCGTACTTTAACATTAGATAGGTACTAAACTTCTTACGATCTTCATCTGTAAAGTTGTCATAGTAACGACGATCCTTGCGATCGTACGCCTGCATTTCATATTTGATTTCTAAACTTGAACTCATACTGTATTATAACACCTTTCTCTATATTTTTCAAGCTCTGGAATATAATCTTTTAATTGGATATTTCTAGACTGGTCTAACTTATCGTTAAATTCAAAAAAATCTTTAATTTTTTTAACATCAATTAGTTTTGGTTTTGTATAATAAGAAATCAATCCATCGATAAAACTTTTTAACAATTGATCGTTTTTATAACAATTTAACTTAGTTATTTCAATTAATTTATCTTTTAATTTATCATCAACATAATTCATTGGATTTAATAAGTCGTCTTTAAATTCTGCTAGGGAACAATGAATTACTGTTTTTGGAAATTCTTTATCTAAAAAAGTCAATAATTGATTTAATCGACTAATGGTATAAATTGATACCGTAATATTAAAGGAGATTTTATGTCCGTGGGCTATTAGATAATGTGTATTTTCTATTATAGATTCCCAAGTGCTTGGCCATCTTACATAATGATTTATTTCTTTAAATCCATCGATGCTGATAATAAATTGTAAATTAGTAAAATAGTTAAACAATTCTTTTAATTTATTGCTAATTTTTACAGCATTTGTATTGATCACAAATTCAAAATCTGTGTTATTAGTATCTATACAGGTTTGTAAAAAATTATATAAATCAGGCATAGCAGTAGGTTCACCTCCAGCAACATATAATTTTTTTAAGTTGTTAAACTTAATAAAACTAAAATTAGTATATTCAAATTTCTGTGCGGGATCGTGTAACCCTATCCTTACATATTCTTTTTCTAATAAATTACTATTTCCTGGACCACAGGATCTACACTGTAAATTACAAATGTTACTTGGTCTAACTTCATAATAACTTGGATCTTGGATATTGTTCAGATCATCTAATGACTTTAGATTTAATCTGTTGGCCCATTCGACTGTTTCTTGTTGCCTAGCACTAATCATGCCAACGGATTCATACTTATAACAAGTGCCACAGTGGTTAGGAAGTAATTCCCCTGATAGCATTTTTTCTCTAATTTTAGAATATTCTGGGTTAGTTTGCCAGTTAGTTATTTTATCTAAAGTTGTAATAGGTTTTTTAGATCTACAGCAGACAGTTGTATGCGCATTTTGTACCAATAGTTCAATAAACGGAAAGATACAAAAACTTTTATTTGTTTTTACAAGATCTTTGAAGAAATCTATGTCCTTGCTAAATTGTGGATCTTGCCATGATACGTCAATGAATTGTTCTGCTTGTTTCACCAATTGAACTGTTAGATAAAATGCATCTGGATGAGACCACTGCTCTTTAGGTTGATCTAAAAAAATTAGTTGGTCAAAACTTTTAATTAATTCTAAGATCTTTCCAATCTCTAAATCGTAAATGCTGGTATGATAATATCCTGGATGCAATATAGTTATATTTGTGTCAACTATTAATCCAAAGTTTTTTGTATTATTAGCTTCAGATAGCTCTGATACTTTAATATCAGTATCTGCGGTATTGTTTCCTAAACACAATATTTTTTTATCAAAACTCATCTACCCTTCCTTAGGTAATTAAGTATTTGATCCACACTCTGTTGCATGCTAGTATATTTAGATTGTAATGCATCAATGGCGGCTTGTTGTCTAGCCACTAGATCGTGTAGTTTAGCAAATGCTTCAGTAGTTTCGCGCAGTTTTTTATCTTGACTCAGTAAATTTGGGCGCGGAGGCGCATCGGGATTAACTGCTCGTTTCTTTTTCTTTTTAAATTGTAGTGGGTTAAACATCTTTATATTCCTCTGAGAGCTTATATATAATTATACATTCTTCTACCGCATGCTGTAAAGCACGATTTCGATTACGATGCTTATATATGTCCGTCCACATACGTTGTTCAACTAATTCTCGAGCCTGCCAGCTTTGTCCAATCATTATGCGTTCTGTAGTGCCTTCTAGTCGAGCATAGGTAGTAAGCCCACCGTCGGGACTTTCGTAGATGTATGTTCCGCCTGGTACTAGATTACCCATTCCAATGCCTAACGACACCTGCTATGATAACCAGGTTAGTTATGATATAAAGTAAAACTATTAAACTGCGTATAAGTGCGATACGATCTGCTTCTCGATCTGAACGACCTTCTTTTTGCCCAAGAGCTTTAGCCCAAATACGCCAACTACGACTACCAAATTTTCCCATAATCGACTACCTCACTTTGACGACTGATATCTTTGACAAAATAAGCACACAGTGGATGTTCACCGTCTGTAATTGGCACCGCTAACATCTGTCCAGGGCGCAGCTTTGGAAAGTACCATTTGACATCTTGATAAATGTCTACTATTTCTACCAGATGAAATTCTGGTTTGAAGCTGTCTAAAGGATTAAAACAGAAAACACTAAACCCTCGATCATTTATTGATGTCAATGGGATGACTTCTAGGTCACCAAATTCCTGTTCGCCTATGAGTATTTGCCAATCTACCGGCATCTTAACGATGTTGTTGCCAATGCGTAATACCAGCGCAGGGCTATTAAATGATTCTAAAAAGATTAATGGAATAAAGAAGTAGTCGGGATTCTTTGGATCGCTATTATCTAATATAGCAAAACGTAGATCCTCAACTTCATCTGGAATCTCATTCATCTCATACGCGATATTTTCTAGTGTTAGTATATACATAAATTACTGCCAATCAGTCTTTTCAACAATGAATGGGTAGTTAGCCTCCTTGTAAAATTGCTTTCTTTTAGTTAAATGCCGTTTGGCAAACTTGCATGTTGATGTTATGTCCCAGATTTGGACGAAGTCTTTGTCTTCCGCTTTGCGAATGCCACGCCCGATACTTTGGATGACCCTAACAAAGCTCTTACCGGGCTCAATAAGCACAAGGTTAAAAACACGAGGAATGTTGATACCAACAGCAGCAACCCCATAGGTAGCGACAATAACTTTATCATCCATGGTCGCAATGTCGTCATATTGTTCTTTTCTATCATCTGCTTTAGTGCCTCCTGACACGAATACAGCATCTTTAATCTTTTCTATTAGAGCACGGCCTGGTGCAATACGATCCACTAATACCAAAGTATTACCTGTCTTACGTATTGACTCCACCAATTTGGCAATATAATCTAATCTTGCTTCTGTTTCAAGTAAGTATCTTAACTCACTTTGATAATCTTTGTACTCTACATGATCAACGAGTTGTAATACGTTTACATGGCACTGTGCTAGTACACCCTGCTCTTGTAATTCACTGGCACTTAACCGGCCAATAACGTCACCTATACTACACTTTAGGCTGACAAATTCGTAGTCTTCTTTAGGTATTGTGCCAGTTAATCCCCAGCGTATAGGTATATGTGCCATTACCCCAGTAAGCAGAGTTTTAAGTGCATCTGCTTTGGCCATGTGTACTTCGTCAACCATGACACAGACTACGTCCTGTAGGAACTCACCGATGGTGATATCCACTTCATGATTGCGTGATCCTTTGAGCAAGATATTTAAACTCTGCCAAGTACAGATAGTATGTGTCTTGCCAAACTCTTTACGGTCTCCAAAGTACACACCTACATCTAATCCCATGTTTATATAGTCAGCTTCTGTTTGTGTGACCAAACTCTTGTTTGGAACAATAACAATAGTACGACCATGTGGCTCACAGCAATAACTTAATGCGGCTGTGATTAGAGTCTTGCCTGCACCTGTGGCGATTTCTTGCAGGCATTGTGGATTCTCAAGAAACTTGTTGATGATCTCAACTTGATAATCACGTAAGACGATTGGTTGGCCTGCCATTGGATGTTTTGCGGGCCACATAATATGTTTAAATGTGTCTTCTGTTACCTGTTCAAATTCATATTGCGTTTTATATTCACGTAGATCTTCTACTT